CAAGCAAAAACCCCGGAAAAGGATCGCGCATGACCCCTCCCCGACGAAAGGAGTGATTTTTGCAATGGGGAAATCCGATTTGACGAAAGATGCGAGGATCAAGAAAGAGATCGGCCGGCTTAAACGCCTTTTGAAAGAGATCCCGCCTGATCGCATGAAGGCAGCTGAGGGACTGGTCAAACGGATCGCCTTTATGCAGATCACCCTGGAGGATCTGGAAGAGGACATCAACGCGAATGGCACCGTCGAAATGTTCAGCCAAACGCCGGGCGTCGAATACGAGCGTGAGCGGCCTGCCACCCGTATCTACAACACGACAATCAAGAATTACACGTCGGCATGCAAACAACTTTTTGATATGCTCCCGGAAGACAAGCCGAAGCCGGATGCCGACGAGCTCATGGCCTTCGTGAAGGGCGCTGCGAAGAAATGACGAACTACATCCTCGAATACTGGAACAAAATCCAGTCCGGGGAAATCCAGGCGTGCCGCCGGCTCAAACAGCAGTATCAGAAGCTGGTGGATGAGATTCAAAACCCGCGCGATCCGTGGTTTTTTGATTTGGAGAAGGCGAACCGGCCGATCGAATTTATCGAGCGTTTCTGCAAGCATTCGAAGGGCAAGTGGATCGGCAAGCCCGTCCGGCTGGAGTTGTTCCAGAAGGCCAAAATTCAGGCGGTCTACGGGTTCATCCACAAGGAAACCGGTCTCCGGCGCTGCCGCGAAGTGTTTACGCTCGTTGCCCGGAAAAACGGAAAATCGACGGAGAAGGCGGCAACCGGAACCTATATGCTTGTTGGCGACGGCGAGGGCGGCGCGGAGGTGTACAGTGTCGCGACGAAAAAAGACCAGGCGCGCATTGTCTTCTCTGAGGCCGTGAACATGGTCGCGCAGTCGCCGGCGCTTTCGAAGCACGTGAAGAAACGCAAGTCGGACCTGTATTTCCCGGTGACCTTCTCGAAGTTTGAACCGCTCGCGAGCGACAGCAACAGCCTAGACGGCCTGAACGTCCACAATGCGATCATGGACGAGCTGCACGCGATCAAGGACCGGAACCTGTACGACGTCATCAAGCAGGCCATGAGCGCCCGGGAGCAGCCGATTCTGGATATGATCACGACGGCCGGCTTCGTGCGGGAGTGCATCTATGACAGCATCTACGATTACGCCTGTAACGTGTTGGACGGCGTCATACAAGATGACCGCTTTCTGGCTTTTATCTATGAGCTCGACGATCGTTCCGAATGGACGGACTTCCGCATGTGGGAAAAAGCCAATCCCGGCCTCGGCACGATCAAGTCCTATGAAGAGCTGGCGGCGAACGTCGAGCGCGCCAAAAACGATCCCGACTTCCTGCCGACCGTCCTGACGAAAGACTTCAACGTCCGCGACACGGTGGCCGGGACGTGGTTGACATTTGACCAGATCAGTAACCCGGAAACGTTTGACATGGACGAGATCCGCGACACCTATGCGGTAGGCGGCGCCGACCTGTCTGCTACGACCGACCTTTCCTGCGCGACGCTCTTGATCATGAAGCTGGGGAGTGAAAAGAAATACGCCCTGCAGCAGTATTTTCTTCCGGCCGATCTGCTTGAACAGCGGGTGCGTGAGGATAAAATCCCCTACGACAAATGGGCGGAGCGCGGCCTGCTAACGCTATGCGAAGGGAACAAGGTCAACTACAGCGATGTGACCGCGTGGTTCTTGCGGATGATGGAGGAATACGGTATCCATCCGGTATGGATTGGGTATGATCCGTGGAACTCGCAATACTGGCTGCAAGAAATGGAGTCGCACGGATTCCGCATGGAGATCGTCCGGCAAGGGGCGCAGACCTTGAGCCAGCCGATGAAGGAGCTCGGCGCCGACCTAGCCGCGAAGCGGATCAACTATAACCGAAATCCGATCCTGCAGTGGTGCCTGACGAACACCAGCGTCAAGCGAGACGACAACGACAATATCAGGCCCATCAAAGGCCAAAACCAGAGACAGCGCATCGACGGCGCTGTCTCTTTGCTTATCGCCTACACGGTGCTTTTCAATCACATGGACGACTACCGGGCGCTCATTTAAGGGGGTGATGACTTGCAGAAACGATCGCTTTTCGAAATGATCTTCGGCAACCGGCGACCGAATGAGCAACAGCAAACCCTGCTGCGGATGCTCAACGGCTTCTATCCGACGTTCAGCCCATTTTCAGGCGACGCCTATGACAGCGACGTCGTGCGGGCGGCGGTGGACGCAATCGCCCGGAACGCCGCGAAGCTGAAACCGAAACACATTCGCCAGCGGTCGAACGGATTGCAGGAAGCGCAGTCGAATATCGAACGGTTGCTTGCGGTTCGCCCGAACCCTTACATGAGCGCTTATGACTTTTTATACAAGGTTGTCACGCTTCTTTACTTACAAAACAATGCGTTCATCTTCATCGACTGGGACGAGACTGGCACGATGGTGCGCGGATTCTATCCGATTCCGGCCTCCGTTGTGGAGTTTTTGGAGCCGCCGCGCGGGCAGACAACGCCAAATGTTCGATTCCGGTTTCTCGGCGGACAGTCGGTCGTGCTGCCTTACGATCAGCTCGCGCATCTGCGCCGGTTTTTTTACCGGAACGATCTCTATGGGGAAACTTCGGACCGGGCGCTCACACCGACGCTGGAGCTGATCAGCACAACGGATCAGGGCATCGCTAACGCCGTGAAATCGTCCGCATCCCTTCGCGGAATTCTGAAGTTCACGCAGATGCTCAAGCCAGAAGACATGAAGAAGCAGCGCGACATGTTCGTGAAGGACTACTTGGATATCACGAACAACGGAGGCGTCGCGGCGACGGATGCGAAGGCGGATTACGTGCCGCTCAACAGCGATCCGAAGATGGTTGACGGCGAGCAAATGCAACAAATCAAGGACAAGGTGTACTCGTACTTCGGCGTCAACGAAAAGATCGTGAAGTCGAACTACACCGAGGACGAGTGGAACGCCTTTTATGAGTCGGTCATCGAGCCGATCGCAATCCAGCTGTCGCTTGAACTCACAGCAAAATGTTTCACCGACCGCGAGCGCGGATTCGGGAACGCGATCGTATTTGAGTCGAACCGTCTTCAGTACGCCAGCATGAAAACCAAACTGGAGCTGCGCGAGATGGTGGACCGCGGCGCGATGACACCGAATGAGTGGCGGGCAGCGCTCAACATGGTACCGATCGAGGGCGGAGACAAGCCGATCCGCCGATTGGATACGGCGGAAGTGAACACGCAGCCGGTAAATTCTGATGGAGGTGACGACAATGCCGGAAACGACGATACAGACGAATGAGCCAACCCGAAAAGACCGGGAATTTCGCCGTGTTGCGGAATTCGAATTGCGGCAAGCGGAAACCGAGTCCGGATCGCAGGAGCTCTGGGTGGAAGGCTACGCGGTCCGATTCAATGAACCGACGGTGCTGTGGGAATATGACGGTATCGAGTATAAAGAACAAGTTGACCGACAGGCGTTTAGTGACGCGGACATGTCCGACGTCATTTTCAACTACAACCATTCCGGAAAGGTGATGGCCCGGACGCGGAACAAGACGCTGCAACTTAGCGTCGATGAAAAAGGACTGTTCATCCGCGCCCGCCTCGATGGTACCGAAGAAGGCCGCAAGCTCTATGAGGAGATCAAAGGCGGCTACATCGACCGCATGAGCTTTTCCTTCACAACCCGGGAATCCAGCTATGATCGTGAGAATCACATGCGGACCATCCGCAAGATCAAAAAACTGTATGACGTATCGGCCGTGGATATTCCGGCCTATGATACTACTTCCATCAGCGCAAGGAGTTTCTTCGAGGCGGAGGCCGAAAAGGAGCGAAAAGCGGCGGAGGACGCCCAATTGCGCCGGAAGTTGATTTTGAAAACTTATCTGTGAGAGGAGAATCACAAACTATGAATCCGAATCGTCTGCAAGAAATCGAAGCACGCAAGAAGGAAATCCGCACGCTGCTGGAGAGCGGCCAGGAATGCGATCTGGACGCGCTGGAGAAAGAGCTCCGCGAGCTGGACAAGGAAAAGGAGCAGATCGAGCGGCGCAAAACGCTGCTGCAGGGCATCCAGACGTCCGCAAGCATCGAAGGCGAGCAGCGCCAGCTTCCCGGCGCTGAAAACCCGCTGAAAGACGACCCGCAGAAGGAAGCGCGCAAGAAGCGCGAAGAGCGCGGCAAGGCGCTCAAAGAAAACCGTTCCGTCACTGTCGGCAGCTCGAGCATCATTCTGCCGCGGCATGACGCGACCGACATCAAGCCGACATTCAACGAGGTTTCGAGTCTCATCGACCGCGTGAACCGCATGCCGCTTCCCGGCGGCGAGTCGTTCCGGCAGCCCTATCTGGTTGGCTACGGCGAAGGCGGATACACGACGGAAGGATCGGACTATACCGACGCCGAGCCGACGTTCGGCTATGCCACGATCACCAAATCGAAGATCACGGCATACGCCGAGGATTCCGAAGAAGTGCTGAAGCTGCCGGCTGCCGACTATGATTCCGTCGTCATGAACGGCATCACGGTCGCGATGCGGAAGAAGATCACGAAGGAAATCCTTGTCGGTGACGGTTCGACGAACCACCTGGCCGGCATTTTCTCGACAGCCGCAACGGCGATCGATCCCGCAACGGACCTCGAAATTTCCGGCATCACGAAGGACACGCTGGACGAGATCATCTACTCGTTCGGCGGTGATGAGGATGTCGAGGACATCGCGGTGTTGATCTTGAATAAACTCGATCTCAAGGCATTTGCGATGCTGCGGGACGCTCAAGATCGCAAAGTGTACGAAGTGGTCAACCGCGGCAACACGGGCACGATCAATGGCGTTCCGTTCATCATCAACAGTGCGTGCAAGGCCATTTCCGATCCCTCCACAACGGCTGGTGCATACTGCATGGCCTATGGTCCGCTTTCGAACTATACGCTGGCGATCTTCTCGGACGCTGAAGTCATGCGCTCGACGGATTTCAAATTCAAGCAGGGCATGATCGCCCACAAGGGCAGCATCTTCGTCGGCGGTAACGTCACGGCGAAAAACGGGTTCCTGCGAATCAAGAAGGACGACGGCGTATGATCGCCGGGTGATCGCCGATGAAATGCAGGGTGATCCGTGATTTCAAAGACAAATTCCGGCAAATTCGTTACTTTCCCGGTGACGAGTACGAGCACGACGACGCCGATCGGATCGCCTTCTTGCGGCAAAACGGGTATCTGGGGGAGGAAATCAATCCTCCTCCGGAGCCTAAAAAATCGCGGAAGGTGAGAACCGATGGCGCTGTTGGATGATGTGAAGCTGGCGCTGCGTATCTCCAGCAGCGCCTTTGATTCCGAGGTGCAGGACTTAATCGATGCGGCCAAGGCGGACCTGAAACTTTCCGGAGTGGATGAAACCAAACTCATAGACACCGACCCGCTGATCAAACGCGCCGTCGTCACCTATGTCAAGGCGCATTTTGGCTTTGACAATCCGGACGTCGATCGGCTGCAACAATCCTATGACATGCTCAAGGCGCATTTGACGCTTTCGGTGGAGTATACGCCATCAGGTGATGCTCCATGATGTGGCGCGAAGTTGTTAAACTCTTGACCATCGTCATAGAGACAAACGAGTATAACGAGCAAATCGAGACTTATGTCGAGCGCGAAGTGTTTGCAAACAAAAAGTCGATACGTCAAACCGAATTTTATCAAGCATTAGCAGCAGGGATGAAACCTGAACTGATGTTTGAGATTCGTTCGATTGATTACAATGGCGAGATACGTCTCAAGTACGCTGACAAAATCTATGATATTACTCGCACTTTTGATCGTAGTGGTGAGGTTGTCGAATTGATCTGCTCGCTAATGAGGTGATGGGATGGCGAGGCGATCAGATATTACCGGCATGAAGGAACTGGAACGCGCATTTCGCGAACTCGGCAAAGTGCCGCAGACAACAGCCACAAAATCCGCTCGTGCCGGTGCGTCTATCGCTCTCAAGGCGGCGAAGGCGAATGCGCCGGAGGATACCGGCGAACTGAAACGTGGCATTATCCTGAAACGGGAGCGCCGGACGAAGCTCGGGAAAGCCGTTTATGACGTGATGATGGACCCAGCCATGAATGATGTTTTTGTCAAGATTTCCAAGGACGGAAAACGCGCCTACTATCCGGCGTCACAGGAATATGGCTTCCTAACGGTCGACGGCGGTTACGTTCCCGGTTACCACTTCCTGCGCCGGGCGATTACGGAGCATGATGCTGAGATCGAGCGAAAGATATTGGACGCGACGGCTCAGGAAGTAGAAAAAGCGTTGCGGAAGGGATGATATTTGATGGCTGGACTTGAAGTAACCATGAAAATCGCGGATACAGAAATGTTTCACAACATGCTCCAACTGTTCATGGAGATCACAAACGACGAAGGTGTTCCCGAAGCTAAACGACGTTATATAGTCGATCGATTGCTTGAAATTGGAGCGATCAAGGAATGAACTTTGAACCGGCTTTGGCGCAAGAATTGAAGTCGATTACGGCGCTCGATGGTCGCGTATATCCCCTCACCGCACCCGAGACGGCGTTCGATTTGACCAAGACATATCTCATCTATGGCAGCAGCGAAGGCTTGCGGACGAAGGAAATCAGTAGCGGGTACCAACCCGGGAAGATGGTTCGTGGTGAACTCAACGTCATTGCACCGCGCTATTCCGACATGAAGTCGATTACCGCCGAGGTCATCGATCTGCTCGTCGGGATGGAAGGGCGCACGATCGGCACCGGCGGTCCGTTTATCCAGGAATTGACCTATGAGGAGCCAGTTGAGCTCTATGAGGATCAGCCGAAGCTCTACCGGTGTGTGATTGATTTCGAAGTTTATTTCTAAACGGGAAGGGTGAAGTGAATGTCCAGACGTTCTGTTGGCACGAAACTCATGATTGGCTTGAATGCTGTCGCTGGGCTCACGTCGATCGGAGCTCCTCCGAAAACGGCGGATACGCTCGATACGACAACGCTTGACAGTGACGGGGGTTATCGCACTTTCACTGGCGGCTTCAAGGATGGCGGCGAAGTGAGCATTTCGGGTTATTTTGAACCGGGTGACGCTGGTCAGCTCGCTCTCGATACCGCTTTCGAGTCGGGAGATGAGACGGACTTCCAAATTCTTTTTCCGGCCGAATTCGGCGCATCGTGGCAATTCAAGGGCGTTGTCACCGGATTTACGGGCGGGAATGCTGACTTGGAGGAGTTGCTTGCTTTCGAGGCGACGATCAAGGTCAGCGGCAAACCTGTATTGGTGACTCAGCCGAGCGCCGGTCTTTCCGGGCTTTCCCTCTCCGGAACCGGCGGAATCCTGTCTCCGGCTTTTTCGAGCGACGAACAATATTACACCTTCGACGGCGTAACCGCTGGCAGCGTGACGGTCACTGCGACCGGCGCAGGTCAAACAATCAAGCTTTATGTGGATGGCGATTTTCAAGAAAACCTGACCAGCGGTCAGCCGTCAAGCGCAATTCCGTTTGTCGCGGCTGGAAGCCGGAAACTTACGATCGTTGCCAACGAAGAAGGAAAAGCGCCGGTTACCTATGAGGTAATCGTCGTTAAGACCGCATAATCAAGAACCATGAAGGCCCGGGGCATCATGCTCCGGGCTGTTTGTGAAGGAGCGAACTGAAATGAGCGTTAAAATCGTCTCCCCAAAACATGGTCGAGGAGAAATCTGGGTGGACGGCAAAAAAGTTGAAGGAGTCTATTCTGTTAATGTCCATCTTGCAGCTGGAGAAAAAACAATTGTCACTCTGGAAGTGTTCGCCGATAAATGCGAGATCGATTTGTACGATGCGAAGATTGAGAAAAAGGAGAGAGAAATTAGATGAATAACGATGTCGTCATCATCAATCTGGACCGCCCGCGTGAACTCCGATACGGGCACAAGGCGCTCAAAACGCTGGTCGCGCTGACCGGGAAATCTCTTGAGGAAATCGAGTCAGCCGGTTTCGATGACCTGGAGCTTGTTGAAAAGCTTACCTATTGCGGACTTTTGTCCGACGCAAAGAGAAACGGAGAGACTCTCAATCTAGATCAAATGGAAGACCTTCTCGATTGCGCTCCAAGCTACAAACACATCGTCGAGTCGGTCACAGCTGCTTTCGCCGCTGCCTTCGGAGCCAAACCGGAAGGTGTTGAGGGAAACCCTCCGCAGCCGGCAACCGATCCGGCCGGCACAAATTCGACTTCGAACAAAGCTTAAAAGTGGCATTGCGGTGCGGCGTCAAAATAGAAGAGTACAATGAGCTTACGCCGCACGAATTGATGCTGATTTTGGATGCTCACAATGAACACCTTCAACGCCAGCGCGAGGATATACTGACGCATGCTTGGCTCACAGCAAGTTGGCAGCGCACCAAGCGGATGCCGCCGCTGCGGCAGGTACTTGAGCAAGCGCGTCCACGGCACATAAAGCCCCAAACAGACGATCAAATGCTTGCCGTTATCAAGCGGCTGCAGGCGAGTTTCGAGAGGGAGGAGGGGTGATCGATGGCAGTCGTCAAAAACCTCATGATTCGGATCGGCGCCGACTACAGCGCGGCCCGCCAAGGAATGCAAGGCGCCACCCGGGAATTGAACAACTTCAAACGCAATACTAGCCACACCGTCTCCGAAATCCGTAGCCGTAGGGGATTGGGTGGCATTGGGGATGAATTCAAGTCGCTTGGATCTACGGTCACCGAATCCCTCTCTCAAATCAGTAGCGCAAAGGGCATCGAAGGTGTGACCAGGTCGCTTGGCGCGATGACGCCAGCACTCGGTTCCGCAATCGCTGGTTTGCGCGGTCTTGCGGGGGCCGCTGGAGAGGCTGGTTCCGCGCTTGGCCCTGTAGGCGTTGGTTTGGGCGCCTTGGTAGCAGCCCTTGCCCTTGTTACGGCCGGCATTGCGAAAGCCAGCCAACCTGCCGTGAAATTCGAGGCTGATCTTGGAAGACTCAGCATGCAGCTCAAAGGCAGCACGCGCGATTTCATGGACTGGGCACGGGCGCAAGGGCTCGCAAAAACCACGTCCGCCGAGATGGGTGCGACATACGCGACGCTGCTATCTTCGTTTATATCGAACAATCGAGAGCTTGCAAACCAAACCAAAAACCTCGTTCAGACGACGCGCGTTGTGGCATCCGCGACTGGTCGGACGATCGACGACGTTACTGAGCGCATTCGCTCTGGCTTGCTTGGCAATACCGAAGCAATTGAAGACCTTGGCGTGTTCGTCAACGTCTCTATGATTGAGTCGACTAAAGCATTTCAAAAATTCGCCAACGGCAAGCATTGGGACCAACTCGATTTTCGGACGCAGCAGCAAATTAGGCTACAAGCGATTTTGGAGCAGGCATATGCGCGTTATGGCGGCGAACTCCAGCAAAATGTCATGACAAAGCAGACGCTGCTGATTGAGCAACTTAAAGATATAAAGTTGAATCTTTCTCAGGCTTTCCTCCCGATTTGGGATGCCATTCTCCCCGCCCTCACCAAACTGGCAGAAGGGGTTGCCTATGTAACCGAACAAATCGCCAGATTCGTATACTGGCTTCGCGGCTGGGATTATGATGAGCAAACGAAAGGCACCGTTAAACAGACAGAGGCCGTCGATAATCAAAGTCAGGCGTATAACAATCTCGCCTCGTCCGCCAAGAAAGCCCGCGGCGAGTTGGCCGCATTCGACCAACTCAACCTGCTCGGAGACAATAACGACGGTCTTGGCGGTGGAGGCGGATCGGGGTCCGGTTTACCCGGCCCAGGTGGCTCTCCTTCCGGTTCTGGAGGGGGTGGTGGTCCGTCAGGGATTCCGCCATTCCCTCCCGAGTTGACGAAGCGGTACCGCATTGAATTCGATCCGCCGAATCCGCCAGACGCCGGAATCGGCGCGGTCGCGACGGCTGTTGTGAGTACGGTAAATAACCTCATCGCCCAAGTCAAGCAAAAGCTCTCGCAGATGTGGTCGGATTTGAGTCTCCAAACGCAGGCGGCCGCAATCGACCAGCAGAAGCAGTGGAACCAGTGGCTAAATGGAGTCGCAGGCGTGGCGGTTCCGGGGTTTGTCGTGTCCGTGGAGACAGATTGGGCGAATATGTGGGCGTCGCTTCGTGCTCAAACTGTGACGGGCTCTCAGGCTGTAATTTCGCAGATTGCCGGGTTCTTGTCAGATGCCAAAGCGGGCTTCATCGCGACGGATGCCGCGATTTCGACCGATTGGCGCTTAATGCTCCAAACCATGCTGAATGATCTGTCGACGCAGCGCATTGCCCTGACGACCCAATGGGAGCAGTGGAAAACGGAGATCGCATCCATACAAAACCCACTGACCTCCGCGCAGACGGCTTGGAAAGGTGCATTGAGCTATTTCCAAAATCAACTTAACGCCTATCAGCCCTATCTCAGTTGGGGTTGGCACCTAATCGCCCAAGATATCAGAAACCTCGAGTCGCCGCTTGCTGACATTAAGAAATCATGGTCCGATACGCTTTCGGATATGTATGCGGCAGCCAGCGCAAAGCTTGGCGGCATTATAAGCGCGATTGACAGCGTTCGGTCGGCCTGGTCGAGTTTACAAAGTTTGCTTAGCGGTTCAAAGGCTTCTTCATCGTCTTCCAGTTCGCTGGTGACTTCAACGAGCTCGTCGACAAGTCCAAAGACTTCGGGGAGCACGGTAACTGATACGGGTCGCCCGGCCTGGCTCGATAACATGCCTATCATTGGTGATATCTATAAGGGGCTCGATAAGTTGTCGGCTGAGACATCGGGCTTTGCCAATTTCCTCGGTCAATTCTTTGTTCCGGGGGCCAGTGCTTCGGGTTTGGCTGGATTGAGCGATGGCGTGATCGCGGCGGCTTCCAAGGCAATCAGCGGGGCCGTGAGTTCATTAAGCAAAGCCTTTCAAGGGATCGGAATTTCGGTACCTGCTTTTGCGGACGGAGCCTTAGTTCACGGGCCAACATTGGCGATGGTCGGTGATAATATCGGGGCTTCGACGGACCCGGAGGTTATCGCGCCGGTGTCCGATCTGGCCGACTATATGTCTTCCGATGACGATTCAGGCATCATCGAGGCGCTGGGGCGCGTTGAAAGGGCGGTAAAGGATTTACGATACCTCCAAGCGGTAATTAGCCGCAGCTCGCTCATGGATGCCGTGAGGGATATTGTTAATGACGACACGCGGCGCGGACGCGCGACATTCCAAAATCTTTAGGAGGGGTGTCAGTTGCAATTTTTGATTAATGGGGTTCCAGTGCCGGTTAACCCCTCCAAATTTACAGCCAAGGTCATGGACTTGGACAATGCAGAGACGACGACGCGGACCGCAGATGGGACGTTGCGCCGAGATCGGATCGCCACCAAAAGAGCAATTGAAGTGGAATGGCCCCCGCTGAAATGGGACGATCTATCGACAATTCTCTCCGCTATGTCGGGGGAATTTTTTGAATTTACCTACCCGGACCCGATGTCGGGGCAAATAGAGACCCGGACCGTGTATGCGGGGGACCGCTCCACTCCTATTGCAATTATCAAAAACGGCGTCGTTTTGTGGGATGGCCTCCAAGTGACGCTGACGGAGCAGTGATGCCATGTATCCTTTATCACCGCTTTATTCTGAATATCTCAAGAAACTCGACCGGACATGGAAATTAAAGGTGGATGTCGAGGGGGCGATTTATGATGAGAGTCAGATCGTCGCCTTCGAAATTCAAAATACGATTATCTCGGGCCAGGATTTCGAAGTCGGCGCCCCGATCGTCTCGACGCTAGTCCTGCAGATCCAAACAACGGACGAATTTGCGCCAAATGCGAAGATTGTCCCTTATTTGGCTTTGCAACTTCCGTCGTCGCTGGATGGCGCAAACGTCGAATGGCAAGATGCAGACATTGCTTGGCAGGATGCAGACTTTCCATGGCAAGGGAACATAACGGAGTGGATTTCTCTCGGGGAGTTTTACGTCGACAAGCGCCAGCAGATCAACGGATTATGGGAGTATTCCTGCTGCGACAAGCTCATGTTCGCCAACGTCGCATATGTCTCGTCATTAACCTATCCTACGACCATGCAGGCGGTTTGGGATGAGATTTGCGGACGCCTGGGGTACACATATGACAACAGCGTGCAGATCAATCCGTCTTATATGATCCAAGTTGGTCCGGCCGGATATTCCATGCGGCAAATGCTCGGTTATATCGCCGGGGCCAATGCGGCGAGCGTCTATGCCGGTAAGGACGGGAAGATAAAGTTTCGGAAGTATGGAGCATCAGATTCGCCGGTCTTTGAATTGACGGGAACGGATTACATTCGAGCCAAGCAGACCAACCCAGTTCGGACGTTTACAAAGGTTGTCGTCGTCTACAATACCGAAGAAAGTCTCGCTTTCGAAGTGGGCACCGGGGACGAAATCAATACGCTTTACATCGAAAACCCTTTTGCGACCGTGGAAATGGCGAATAATCTCTATGCCGCGCTCAATGGCTTCTCCTATATGCCAGTTACCATTGATGCATTCGGATACCCGCAGATCGAGGCGGGGGATCGAATCCGCTATGGATTCCCGGTTGATTCTCCGACCTGGGCCATGGCCGATGTCGCTTGGCAGGACGCCGATTACACTTGGGACGGCTTTGAAACCGGCGGAGGAATCACGCTCGCGCTGCATACCGTCTTTAGCTTTAAAGGCGGATTGAAAATGACAGTCGAGGCGCCATCAACTTCGGAGCAGCAATCCGAATTCCCGGTTGACGGTTCTCTTACTGCCGCGGTGAACAACCTGAACAAAACGGCGGTGAAGCAGGGCAAATCCTACTTCGGGGCGACATTGACGCGGACAGACGGCCTGACCATCGAGCGCGAGGACCATCTGAGCAAACTCATCCTCAACAGTGATGTGATGGATTGGCAGGTCAATGGCGAGTCGGCGTTATACTTGGACGCGCAGGAGGCCAAGCTCAAGTTCAATGGCACGCTGGAGGCCGTAGACGGGACATTTAGCGGAGAGTTACAAGCGGCCACGGGCACCTTTGCCGGGGCATTGCAAGCGGCCACGGGCACCTTTGCCGGGGCATTGCAAGCCGCTTCGGGCACGTTTACTGGCGATCTCATTGCAGCCGGCGGGACATTCTCCGGCAACTTATCGGCGGCTGGAGGGACATTTACCGGAACGCTCCAAGGCGTCGATGGCACCTTTTCCGGTACGCTCCAGGCGGCCGGTGGGACCTTTACCGGGACGCTCCAAGGCGCGAACGGTTCTTTTAGTGGCTCTATTTCGGCGTCCACGATAAACGGCGGTACGATCACCGGCGCGCTGATTCGAACGACGGCGAGCGGCACGCGGATAGAACTAAGTTCGAGCGGGAATCTGTTGGCGGCGTATTTTGATGATAATAATTACATTGCCATCAATCCGCTCTTTGGGTCAGGACCGGCTTTTCAGTTTTTTCGGAATGGCTCCATGATCGGAAGCATTGTCATGAATGCAAATGATATTTGGATCAACTCAAGTGGTAATATCGGATTAAACACTGGCGGCACTGTTACATTTTCCGGAGCATCAGATTGGAGTAGACTTTCAATCCCCGGACAAAATCTCCAAGCTGCATTGAATGCAAAAGCATCATCCGGAACATCGACCGGCACTTCCCCTGTTTTCAATTGCGGCATTCCGATCGGCACACAATTTAGAGATGTTAACGGATCTATTTGGACATGGGGGGGCGTGCCGTCGCACTCACACACTCAGATCTAATTGTGGTATACTGCATATAAATGCCACAATTTGGAGGGAATCGTAGTGAATAAGCTCTCTTATATTTTCTTGGGTGCCCTGATTGGTGTAGCTTTGACAATCGGAGGGGGGGCGTTTGCCGCTTCGACCGGGCTTGTAGGCAAAAAGATCGTATCGGAGGTTCCGGTTGTTTTCAACGGCAAGCAAATCGCTGATCGTGGCTCTGTCGCAGATGGGACGACACTGCTTCCTGTTCGGTCGATGGCTGAATTGTTTGGAGCGACGACGGAGTATAAAGACGGAAAAGTATACCTGACAAAAGAAGAAGGTGACTCGGACGTGAGCGGAAGCACCCCGAGCGATTCCGGAAGTCAAACGACAAAATTGACAGCGGAACAGATTCAGAAACAAATTGATGGTATTTCGGATAGCATCAAGGGAGTCGAGGATGGAATAGACCAAGCCAAACAATATATTAAAGACTATCCCGAAGATGCGAAAATGACGAACATGCAATCAAAGTTAACTGAATTGGAGAATAAATTGAACAGTCTAAACCAGCAAAAAGCCGACCTGGAAGCTCAACTCCAAGCCTTGCAAAATCAATAAAACCATCACCACCCAAGGGTCCGCCAATGGCGGGCTCTTTTATTATGCAAAGGAGCTGATACCACTGGCGACAATGCAATCGATTATTCGGATCGACCTGGACCCGACAAAGCCCATACCGGAGGCGCTGGCCGCGGTTCAGGCCATGATCAACGCCAATCCGGGGCAGGAGATGACGATCCTGCTCGGCGTGCAGGAGGCTATTACCCGACGGCTAGAGCAATTGAAAGGAGAGGATCACGATGCAACTGACGGGCGCTGAGAAAATCAAAGATTCCTGGCAAGTCATCAACGGCAAGCTTGAGCGTGATGGGTCTCTGCCTCTCACGGCCGATTGGGACGTAGGCGGTCACAAGATCACCAATCTAGCCGCACCCACCAACAACAACGATGCCGCTCGTAAGGTAGATATTGATAATCTATCAGGGACGTCGAGTAAATTTATATTTGGGGATGGCGCACACGGTTCAATAAGCTGGCTCACAGATACGAATGACATAATTAAGAGCGGGTTTTACTATGAGTTTAGCCAGATTAACACACCTGTGAGCCAAAATGGGTATATTTTACACATTCAATCGCCTGCAGGAAATGGGTATGCTTTGCAGTATTTTACGCCTTATAACTCAGATGATATGTGGTTTAGACGCAAGGTAGACGGAGCATGGCAATCGTGGGCCAAGATGTACAGCCCGGGAAGTAAGTCGGGAAATGGGTATCAGCCACTCGATGGCGGTAACTTACTTCAGTGGATGACAGTAACGATTACTACCACGAGT